ACTAAACACGGTAGTGATTCTAGTTTACCAGCATATCTAAAGAAACCATTCTCTGACATCCAATACGCAGAACCATCTACTTCTACACAAGCATTCTGTCCAACTAATCCACAGTTGGTTCCAACTTGTGCAAACGCAAAGGTAAAAGGTTGACCAACAAAACGTTGAGTAAATAACGCTGTATCTGTCCAAACATAAATTGCATCTCTACCTCTAATGGCTCCTCTAATTTCAGATCCATCAGCAAGTCTTTGTGTGCCCGCTGTATTGGTAGCTGTTGGTGTGTATGTGTTTATATCTTCTTGGTCAGAGAATCTAATAAACATATTATCTTGTGTTGTTACATCTCCAATAGTTGTTTCTGTTCCAAAAAACACCAAGTGTCTGTCAGGAGTAGAAACCAACATATGACGTGACGCTGTTGGTGCACCAGTTATAATATTTGCTCTAGTAGATTCTGCACCTGATGCTGCAGAGTTCCACTCAAACACAGCACTATCGTGAATTAAACAAATCGCTTTGTCACCAAAATTATCTAATGACCACATGCCAGGTTCTAATACTAAGTCACCTGATGCAGCTTCTCCCCATGCTACAAAGTCTGTTGTATTTGTTACAGTGTCTCCACCATTGTGAGCAGCGGCTGTTGTGCCTCGTACCTCTCTTGTCACACCAGTTAACTCATTAGATGCACTTATGCCTGTGTAAGATATTTCTTCATCATTAATTTTAATAATACTAGTTCCTGTGCTTGGAAACAAACTAGCATCTGTTAAGATAATTCCTGTTGTGGCAGAATCACTAATGCCTGATGTTATAGTTGTTGTCGCAACTCCTGTTGCTGTTCCTCCCCATGATCCAAGAGACCAACCAAAACCTTTTGCTTGCACAGCTGGACCCACAGGGTAGTAGTGTTGAACTCTAATACCACCAGATGTTGTGGCACCTGAACCTGCTTCGTTTGATGGCATCGTAATTGTAATGGTTGTGCTTGATGGCACACTAGTCACCATAAATTTTTTATCGTCAAAATCACTAGATCCAAAATTAGATCCTGTTATTGTGCTAAAATTATCTAATAAAATTATATCTTGTTCTCCAATATTATGTGAACCACTGAAAGTTATTGTAACAGTTGGTGATCCGTTAGTCGTGGTAAATGCGCTTGTGAGCGTTGTCGTAGATTTAATAGGATGTATGTCATAAAAAATACCTCCAGAGTATGCATATAAAATTCTGTTTGTTCCTATGATTGCATACTTTCTACCTTTACTATTTACGAAATGATGAAGACCTCTACCTGCACCAGTTAATTTACTATCTCCTAATTGTCTCCAACCACCTATTTTTTCTGGAGTCCCATATCTAAATCTAACATTATCACAGTCTATCCACTGTGACTCTGCTCCAGTAGCTGTAATTTGTTTATTGATTCCAGGTGCAAAACCTATTTTTTGTAGCATATAACCTCATATTATATATTCCGTATTGGTGGAATACCTAACATCGGCCTTTTGTCGAACCTATTCTTATCAGCAAAAGGACCATTTACATGGTTATAATGAAGGAATACTTGACCACAAACATCGCCTTCAAACGGTTCTCTCCAATGCTCTAATTCACATCCACTATATACTAGCATATCGCCTACATCAAGCAAGACTTTAGTGCCTTTGGGTGCATTGGGCTTATGTATTTGTTTATACTCGTCTATGACGCTCTTAGCCCCCGTGCCATCGATAAATATGGGCCAAGGATCTCCACCTAGATTAATTGTAGTAGATATTTCGCATGAAGGTCTATCTCTGTGCCTTTTTAATATGTCGCCTTTTTTATATAATCTAGCGTAAGAATATGTAGGTAGTAGTTTTAACCCTGTTTCTTTTTCCATTTTTGGTAATACTTTCATCATCAAAGTTTCCATCACCATATCTGCGTAATGTGAGTAAGTATTAGGCACTTGTTTATCTGACCAAGTTCCAAACATACCTGTATCGTAAACAACATTGTTGTCGTACAAAAATTTTACTGCATCACGCTTAAGTAAAAAATAATTAAATATAAAATTAGCTAACTCAAATGATACTGCGTTTTTTATTACTTGATATTTAAACATTAAAACCCCTTTGTATAAAATTAAATGATACAGATATTCTTATATCATTAGTATTGTTTGGATCAACACAATGCCAAAGCCATGCAGGAAACATTATAATTCTACCAACTATAGGGTTAACTCTAACTTCTCTCCATAAATGCTTTGGTGGTTCACCTTTTTTTCTAGCAGGCATAGCCATGTGTGATGTAGATCTAGGGTCATTAAAAACTATATCTCCAGAATCTTTTGTTGCCTTAATATAATACACACCACTAAAATGACTGTTAGGATGTATGTGTGGTCTGTTGTATCCACCAGGTGGATTTATATTAGCCCACATATTTCCAATAATAGGTTCTCTATCTAAGTGTTCTTCATTAAATACTTCAAACTGCATTTTAAATAATTCATCAACTAAAGGTTTGAACACTGGTATTTTATGCATGTCAGTGTGACTGTGCCAACCATTCATGTTAGTTCTTTTTATGCCTTTATCTTCATTAGACCATCTAACAACTTCTTTTGTAAAAAGATCATTATCTAATTCTACATCTTTTGCATATATTGTTGTTGGAAAAAATTGTTCTTTAATCATCTTAATGGTGGACCTCCAAACCACATTACTAAAGATTTTCTAACACCACGTGTTACAGGAGCAACTCTGTGTCTAACAAAAGATGCAAAGAATACAGCTTGTCCTTGTATAAGTTTCACTTTATTTTCTTCTTTTTCTATTTCTAATTCTCCACCTTCAAACTCAGATTCATGTGATAGTAAACAAGTCATAGATATTTTTCTAACAGGTGGTTCGTGTGCAAAGTTAACATCTGAATCCATATGCCAATCATAAAAACCTCCAGATGGATATTCTGTATATTGAGCTAATTCTGTAATCTGCATACCATCAAAACCAAAATGATTGCCATTAGTGGCTTTCATAGTTTTTTCTATATCTTTGTACATTTCTGGCATTTTAGAAAAAGGTATCCAACTTATATGTGAAGTTCTTGTTTTAGTATCTACTATACCGCCTTTTTCAAGAGCTTGACCAACACTTGCATTATGTCTTGGTTCAGCTCTTCCAGCTTCAATAATCATCTGACATTGTTTTGGTGAAAATAATGGGTTGGTTGTTTCTACACAGAAAGATTTCCATCTTGGTTCGTATATCATAACACACCTCTATTCTTTATTGGATCAAATAAAACATCACAGTTTGCAGCTAATGTTCTTCTAGTTTCATTTGTACTATTAAAAGGATAAACACAGTGTCTCATATCATACGGAAAGATATAAAAATCTCTTACTTTTAATTTAGGTTGAAAATCTATTTTTGCAAACTGACCACTAGCAGAACCTAGTATTTGTAATCTTCCGTTTTGTGGAACCTCATCATTTGAATATTCTTTACCGTAAGTTGAAGGTAACTTTAAAATCATAACACTAGATAAACCTGTAAACAATGTGCCTCTATGAATATGGACTGGATTATATTCATGTTCTTTCATTTCATTAACCCATACTGAATTTAAGTGTAATTCCTCTGCTGTTATTTTATTCCAGTTTAAATAGTGTCTAAACATATCCATAAAATATTTTATAACATCTTGAGTGAGTCTACTATGATTTTTCATTTTAGATTCATCTGTCCCACCATAATATAAAGAATGTTCATTTTGTATTTTACCTACTAATTGTTTGTTAGCTGGTTTTAAAATATCAAAGTTGTTTTGATATATGTTATTTATAGTTGTAAATATATCTAAAGGAACTTCGTATCTTAAAATAGATTGTCCTAAAAATACAAAATTAAACTTTGGGTTTTGCTCCAAGGTCATTTGTTATCTGTTCTTTCTTTTCTGTTTTATTTTCTAGTTCTCCACTAGCTTTAATTCTCTCTAAAGATCTTAACTGTCCTATAATATTAAACACTTCTGCTTCTGATGTACCATCAGTA